TCTAGCAAACATTTGTTCTGGTCCATGTATTCCACATTTCTCACAAGAATAAATTGAAATAGGTTCATTGTTATCAATTCCTGTTTCTTTATTGAGTTCTTTGTTTTTACAATTAGCACATCCTAAATTATCAAATTGCTCAACATTAATACCATTAGCTGATACCATAAATTTATCATTTGAAATATCTGGATATAATTTTTTATGCCACTGAGATAATGGGAAAATCTTTGTTATATTATTTAATCTTTTATTAGTAAATTCATTTTGATTAATAGTATCATGTAACCAAGTATAAGTTTTAGCTGCATTTACTGAATAATTATATAAAATAGGTGTTCTCCAAGCTATAACAACATCATTTTTATCTCTATAATTAAATGCCCAATGAGGTTTCCACCAAACTTTACCATATTTTTTAGCTTCATGCCCACAATTATTATAAACTGTTACATTCCAGCCAAGATCTGCTAATCTAGGAGCCATATTAAGAACTGCTTCTTCTGATCCACCAAACCCACTAATTTTAGCTAATTCAGGATTCCATTGATCAGATGTCTCAAAACAATATATACTTAAATCTTTTCCAGATGACTTTGCTTTAACAAAATGTATATTTCTTATTAAACAAATTTTTGGATGTGATTTTAGTTTTTCTGGAACTGAATCAAGTAATTTTTTAATCTTATCTCTTGATTTAGCTTTTCCAATTTTATCACAAATTTTATCTACAATATCTAATTCATTACATATATTCTTAATTTCATTAGCATATTCCTGTAATTCTGTATTTTTAGGAAACATTTTTATTAATCCAATTTGTTTCTTTGTTCCATTTAAAACTTCATATGCCTTATGAGGTTCATTTAATTGATAATAAACTTTAGCTAAAAGCATTAATGGATTAAAATCGTAATCTCTTGGATTCCATACAATTGTTGTATCTTCAGGAGGATTTTTAGTTAATCCAGTTAATACCATTTCCTTACAATGTTTAAATTGTTGTGTGTTAAAAAAACTTTGAGCTAAATTATAATATGCATCTGGATACCAAGGTCTAATTCTTAAAGCTTCTAAGGCAGATTCAATAGCTCTTTCAAAATCATTATTTTTTTGAAAGATAGTTGCTATTCTAAGCCAAGCTAATTGTTTCTCTTCATCAGATGCTGATATTTCAATAAATTTAAAAAATGTTTCAACAGCTTCTTTTGAATGCCCTGCCATATAAGCAGAATTAGCATGATTTAACCAATTTCTTGGTTCTTTATCATCTAAATCTAATGCTTTTTTAGTAATTCTATAGTTTCTTTCAATAGCAATATCTACTCTTTGGTGATTAGTTAAATGAAGTACTTGAATATCTTTACAAAAGAAACTAGCAGTTTTTCTAGTCTCTATTAAATCCTCATGTAACATTCCTTGCCATTTAAAAGAATCATTATTTCTAATAATACGAATTTTATTATGTCTTACATTACATTCACCGTGTTCATTAAAATCATATAAATAAGGCAAAACAATTCCATCAATATTATCATCTACTTTTCTAATTGCATTTTCAATGTACTTTGATCCTTTTACTATATCATCTGCATCTAACCACATTATCCAATCAAAATCTTCAGGTACTTGAGAAAAATTAAAATTTCTAGCAGCAGCAAAATCGTCTATCCATTTAAAATAAGATACTATTGCTTTTGCTTGTTCAGCAACTAATCTAACTTTCTCTCCTTTTGGATCATCTTTTTTACAAGTTATTGTGATAAATACATTATCAAACTTTTTATATAATGCTTCAGTTGTAAGTAATCGATTTAATACATCTGATTCAGCATCATCAGGTCTTATAATTAAACATAACGCTATTTTTTGCATAATGAACTCCTTTTTTTTAAATTCCTTTAATTGTTACTGTTCCAAAACTAGTATTGTTTTTATATTTTTCATTCCATTCTTTTTTAGATATTTGAGTAGTATGTTTCAAAGAAAAATCTTTATGTTGTTTTTTTGTCATTAAAATAAGTCTTGCTATATCTCCTTCATTATCATCCCAAGATTTTTTTATTTTTTTAGCAAGAAGTTTTGGTGTAATTTTTTTATATTTTCTTAAATCTATAGATTTATTCATAAGTGAACTCCTTATTTATATTTTTTCTGCAACTACAAACTCTTTAAATGTTTTAGCGAACCATTGAGTTTCTTTTTCATTTTGTGGAAAAGGATGACCAAGGTATTTATCAAAATATCCATATAAGTTTGCTGGTAATTTAAATAATAATCTAAATTGACCATCTGGAGTTGAAGCATATTTATTAGCTTGTATACTTCTTAATTTTCTAATATATTTACAGTGTTCTAAATATTCTGCATTATGATAAGCTCTATAAGAAGTCATACTATCTTTTATAAATTTTTTTCTTCCCAAAAGAGATATTTGTGCTATTATTTTTTTATCCTCTTCTACTCTTTGTTGTAATTTCTGAAATAATTGTTTACCTATTTTTTCCTTATCTTCTTCAAATACTTTTCTTTGAGTAGGAGATAAATTTTTTTCAAATTTTTCTATATCCATATTATGAACCCCTTTCATTCTTACTTTCAATCTACATTGGGAACATCAGATTGAATAATATCCCCAATGAGTAAGTTGTTACTTAATGAGCCTCGCTCAGCTTTTACCCAATATTATATCCGTCTTGATAAACATGGCCTAATTGGTTTTTAACTTCAAGAGTCATCTTACCAACAATAGCTCGTTTATCATAGTCACCACTTCGTGCTAATCCTGTATCAATGAATGGTCGTTGTAGATATGCAATCTTTAGCTTGTCAGGTCGAAGCAATAAAGCTCGTCCAGTAGCATCTCCAGATTGGTTAAGGTATCGGTGTGTGTGTACCATTACGTCACCAAAAGAGGTAGCATATGTACTTGTAGCATTCTTGATTTTATCTATTTCATTACCGTAAACAGTAGTTTGGTTCTTAGTTGTGAATGTATCCATAACGTCTCTTAGGTATGAACCTAAGAATAAATCAGTAGCTACATCACCATTACCGTCATCCCAAGAATCTTTCATCATAGCTGATAGAATAGTAGCTGCAAAAGATGTTCCTGAAGTTTGAGCTGAATAAGTTTCTGCTCGACTAATGGCTAATAGAATACCAGCCATTTTTGGAACTGTTCCAGATGCACCAGAAGTAATAGCTGATCGAACTAAATCGAATTCTGCAGCATTACCCCAATCCATCAAAGCTTTTGTAGTTTGTCTTGCCAATTCATTCTCACCTGTATGTTTTTGGATTTGTTGTTGAGATCGTGTAACTGCAAATGGAATAGCTACAACTTGAACAACGTTTTGCAATCTAGAAGGAGTAGTTTTAGCACCCATTGTGTAATCTCCACCTTCAGCAACAGCAGCGGAAGCAGCTGTTCGAAGTGTATCAGTTAAGGTGATCTTAACCATATCTGTTGCAGTACTTTTACCTAAGTTGTTTAAGAAATAGTTTTCTTTAGCAGTTAGAATCTCAACTAGACCAAGAACATCTTCCTTACGAGAAACATCTCCATAAGTTCGTACTTCTTCATCTGTTTCAAGAATAAAAAACTTTAAAATTGTGTTCATGATTCTAGATTAACTCCTATGTCAAATCTAGAAAAGGTTTTTTTGTTCTTCTAACGCAATATTTAATTGTTCTTCAACTAATTTTTGCTTGATTTCGTCGACATCTCGTCTTTTACCACCAGATTCGGCAAGTTTCAAATCGCGAACTAAATCATTAACCTTTTGATTTTTACTAAGAGTCAATCGTCCTTTACTTTGAACTCCTAAGTCTTTTTCTTTATCTTTAACGTCTTTTAGTGATTTACTATCTTCAATAAGTGTTTCAAGTTGAGATCCTTCAAAAACTTCTGCTAAACTCTTATCTTCCTTAACAGCCATAGCTCTGATAGTATCAAGATATGGTTCTGCATCAGGGTGAGATTTAAGAAATTTAGCATCTGCAAGTTCTTGTTTGATTTTATTAACTTCTTCATCAAGAGGAGATACTTTCTTTTTAATCTCTTCTTCAATATCAACATCTACTTTCTTTTCATCTTTCTTCTTATCATCTTTTTGACCACCAAGAAGTTCTTCAACTTTCTTGGCATCCTCTAACATTAGATCATGAGCTTTAGCTTTATCTCGGAGTGTTTGAATTTCATCACTTGGTACTCCAGTGAATGCAGCTAAATTTTTATAGTGTTTAAAGAAGTCATCTTTATCTTTGAATGTTCTACCAGTCAAAGCATTGATTTCTTCTACACTTAAATTTTTGAACTGATCTTCTGCTTTTTCTTCTTCTGTTTTTTCTTCTGTTTTTTCTTCTACTTTTTCTTCTACTTTTTCTTCTACTTTCAATTTGTCAATAGCTTCTTGAATCTCTTCTTCCACTTGTTGTTCCTCTTTTGTTTTAGGAGTAGTATCCACTTTAGGCGCAACATCTTTCCCTTCTTCAGAACTAACGTCCTGCTCTGAAGGGTCGGTTGAAGGTTTGTCTTTATTTTTCATAAATTTAGAAATGCTTAGTTTAACATCCTCTAGTTCGACCTTTAGTATTAATTAGAGGGTTTGTCATATTAAAATCTTCCTATAATGTCATTTGTTTTTTCTATGTTATTATCGATAAACTCATTAAAGTTAGCAACACCTAATATTTCATCTAACCATTGTTCAATAATATCTATAGCCATTTTTCTAGCTAACTGATTAACAGCCATTTTTCTATCACTATCTTTATTATTAATATCACGAACTGTATCAAGTTCTTTTATTTTTAATGCTAGAATAGTTAATAATTCTTTAAAATCATCTGATTTCATTAATTCTTTTACTCTAGCAGATTGTTTTATTTTAATCTGTTGTTCTAATTTTGGATCCATATTAATATTCTTCTTTATTTGAATTATTTTCTATAGGTTTTACTTTAATAACTTTAAAACCTACATTAGAACTATCTTCATCTTCTCTTATAGATGACATTCTAACTCCAACAACTAACATGTAGTTTTTACCAACTTCCCAAGATTTAGCTTCTGGAATATCTTTAAGCTTTAAATCAAGACTTGGATAATATGGTTTAGATCGTACTGAATCTAATCCAGATTTTTCTGGTGTAACTTTTTTCATTTTATTTTTCATAATATTTTAACCCCTTTAATTATTACATTGATGGTGCTAAAGCTCCACCACCTCTTTCAGCGGTATTAGCTTGTGCCATCATTTCAGTTCCTTGAGTTATAGGAGGCATTTTCCCTGATCCTGGTCCTTGTTGACCACCTTGTTGTGCTGCCATCATTGCTTGTTCTTGAATTAATTCAGCTTTTTGTTCTGGACTTCTTAAGAATCTTTCTGAACTTAATCCCATTAAATCAATAATTTCAGCTGTAACTTTATCTGTATCAATATCAATTCCACCTACATTACTATAACTAATTAATAAATCATTAAGCTGTTTAGCTAATACGACTTTATTAAATGATTCAGATGTAACAAATATTTCAACATAATCTAACAAATCTTCGGGCTTAAATAATTTCTTCTTAATATCAAGCCATCTATCTCTACCTTGTTTTCTAAATACATCAGTTTGTCTTTCTTTAAATTGATCAATTTCACTTCCTGATGGATAATAACCATTTGCTTTATGAAATTTAAGAACTTCATCATTAACCATACTATCAATAACTGCGTTGTCAATTATTCTAAGTTCTTTAGGATCTCCAGTAATTCTTATAATTTCTTTATCAGTAAGTGTATCAAATAATGCTGGTAATAATAATTCTTCTATAAATTGACTTATAGCAAATCCTAACTCTTCTTGCTGTAATGAAAATCCAGTTTTCATTCCTTTTTCTTGCAGTACAGCTGTAGTTGCTGGCATTGATGAAGGTAAACTTTCACCTCTACCCATTTCCCAAGCACCTGTCATTCTTTGAGCCCATAAATAAGCTTGATCTTCATCTTTATATGAAGAAGGTTTTTGATCTGATGTTTTTAATTCTCTAATATCTTGATCAATTCTTGATACTTGAATACCATGAGTTCCATGTAATTGACTTATTGATTGAGGAGTAATCCCAGATCCTTTTCTAATTTGAAATAAACCTAATTGCTTAATTCGATTTGTATTTAATCTTATATTAAATACTTCATTAATATATGATTGTAAATCAAATAAATCTTCACCAATACCTAAACCTAACCATCTTCCATCATACATCTTAGTTCTAAATTCTTGATAAGGTCTTTTATTAGTTTTATTTTTAGCAATTTTTTGAACAATTGGACCACCATTTAAATTTGTAACTATAATAGTTCCTTCAATCAAATTTGTATCTTCTTTTTTATATGTAACAAAATATTCAGGTATCAGTCCCCATCTTTCAGTAACCATAACATAAGGAACTTGTGTTGTAATCGGTAAATCAGGCATTTTATTTATTGATCTACTTCCTACTATTTGATCTGGATTATCCCAATCAGTATATGACTTAGCTTCATCTACAGTTAACCAGTTATCTTCAATATTACTAGCTGACTCAGTTAAATAGTTAGCAGTAGGATCTGTATAGAAGTTTAAATTTTCTAAAAGTCTAATACCTATTTTACCATCAAACTTAGTTTTTTTCAACACCGCAACTCCTTCAACACCTGCTTTTCTAATAACTCTATTCAAAATTTGACCAAATCTCATTTTATCTAAAAAGGAAGCTAAAATATATCTAGTTAAAATTGCTAAATTATATCCAGCTGGTTTTGTAGCTCTTACTTGAATATCACTTGTATCAAGATCAATATTCTTAACAGTAGTTTCAACCATATCTCTTGTTAATGGAATAAATAATTTCTTACGATTAGTTACTGGATCATATTGATTATCGTAAATACTAAAATAGTTCTTTCGAGCTCTTTTAATAATATTACGACCTTCAAAAGTAATCTTTTCAGTAAGACTTACTCTCATTGGTTCCCATTCATTTCTTTCCATTCTAGTAAGTTGAATAGCTTCTTGATCTATTGTTGTTTGGTCTATATTCATTTTATTCTTCCCTTATTAAAATTTATTATTTATAAAATTCTTGGATTCTTTTAATATCTCTTAAAACATTAGGAAATTTCTTAACATCAAAATCTCCTTTTTCAAATTCTCCAACACCTGGTGTATATGAAGCCATTATATTTTCAAAAGTTATTGGTAATTTCTTTTTTGTTAAAATATCTGGAATAACTTCAAAAATATATTGAGTTCCATATTCTCTATTAATAATAGGATCTTTCCAATATTTATCAAAATCATATACTTTTTGTTTTTGTTCTTTACGCCATTTACTAACATCTTTCCAAGTAGGTTTTTCTAATTGCATTAATCCTCTTGAAGTTCTTTTTCCTTCAGGAGTAGAAGTAGCTGTTGCTACACCAGAACTTTCTTTTTGAACCATTGCATCAATTAATTTTTCTTTTTCTTCTGGTTTAGTTGGTAATTTAGATCCAATTACTGGACGCCATGCTGCTATAAGTGGTGTTCCTTGTATTAAAGCTGACCCTTGCATCATTGTTTGAGGTGGTTGAGGATTTGAAGTAATCGATTGGATTTGAGGGTTTGGATTTAAAGTACTAGGTGGAGCAGTTGGAATACTAGGAGTTTGAGGTTGTTGAATTTGTGTATTTTTAAGAGCTGCTACAACAGGAGCAATCTGATTTCTCTGAATTAAACTTTGACCTTGACTTGCACCACCAGGAACCTCAATTGTTCGTGAGGGTATTTTACTTGCTAACCAATTTGTTAATTTTTCTCTAAAATTTGCCATATTACCAATCTGTACCCCTTCGTTCAAAAATTGTTTGTTTAATTGTTCCTGGTTTCTCGTTTGGTAGATCCCAGATAGCTAATGCAAGGGAACATACACAATCATCATGAAAACCAGATGGTGCATTATAAGTTATATTTCCCTTTTCTGTTTTTATATACGCATATGTTCCTAATTCATTGATTAAAACAGGAATATCAGGATATGTTAACTTACCTTGTTGTATAAAAATAACTAATTTATCTATTAAATGTCTTTTTGATTTATTTGTAAACTTATAATCTTCAGCTGATAAGTTCATATCAATTAAATCTTCAAAGATCGGATCACCAACACCAGTTGAATCAACAAATACTAAGGCATCATTATAATCATCAGCAATTGCTTTAATCCTCTTCTTTTGTAATCCCCAAGGAATAGTTTTAAAACGGTCTAAATGGACTAATTGATGATTTTCTCGATCAACTACACATATAACTGTGTAATCTTTGTAACGACCTAAATCGACTCCCATTGTGTACAAATGGTTTTTAATGGGCTTTTGTAATTTCCCGCCAATGCAACTAGCAATGTTACGGAATACGGTAGTCGTTCCATCTTCGAAACTAGCTTCGTATTCAGTCATGAAAATATCATGTGCCAAAGATTCCTTTGCTTCTTGGATATCCTCAGCGAGATTTGGAATGGTCGGATTATCTATTGTTTTAAATTGAAAAGAGATGTAATTCTTATTAGCATCATCATCAACTTGACCACGACTCCATAATCTATGAAACCAGTTTTTACCAACCGGTGTTGAGATAAATATTGCTTTCCCATTACGGTCTGTTAAACATGGTCGTAAGAAGGATTGCCATATTTTCTCTTGGACCCGAGCTGCCTCATCTATTATTAAAAGATCTAAACTTTCACCAATCAAACTATCAGGGTTTTCTGCTGATTTACACATTACAAATGACCCTGTTGCTAAACATCTAATCGTTAATTGCGAGTAATTTACCTTAAATACACCATCTTCGAAGTTATTTATGACCCAAAATACGAGATAATCGAAGACTTTCTTGGATAATTCATAGTTAGGAGACACAATCCATATCTTCTTTGAAGCTCCAAACAGCTCTCTAAGCGCTAAATATGCGCACATAATCGTCTTTCCAAACCGTCTACCCGCACATATTATAGTAAATCTACGTTGTTTTTTGAGTACTTCTTCTTGAGGTGGATGAGGTTCAAACCCTATATATTTCTTTAATTCATTGACATTTAAGCGATATTTCATATATTTTCCTCAATCCAGCGTTCTGTATCTGGATGAAAGCTCATTTTCGATTTATTTTTAAAATACCATTGTTTTACACTATCTGGATTCCTTTGAGCTTTACCTGCACCTGCCCAATCACATAGCATTTCTACGCGATATTTGTACGGTATTGCGATTGTTTTCACTCCACCGTCGTCTTCTCTTAGAATCCAATACTGCCAATGATGTTTATTCCTATGTATATGCTTTAACCAAGCACAATCAAACTTATCATCTATTCCTAATATATGCTTATAAGTAGTATCTGTATAAAAATAATCAGCATATATAAAGAATTCACTTGGTAAAAACTTCGTCCAATCATGCATAATCCCCGTTATTGGTCGCCCTTGCTTATAGCATTCTATGAAGACAAACCACTTATGTCGTATTAAATAACTTAAATACTTCGTATATTTATTCAAATAATTCATATAAATAAGCTATTGATACTAATGTTAATATAAATATTAATGGCATACTAATAGGTGGAGTCAAGAACTTCGTCAGTTCTTATTTACTTTATTCTACTGATGATTCTTCTGTTGGTTGATGTTTTAATTGTTTACTAAACTTTTTTGGTGTCATTCCACGATGTTCTTTTATACTTCGTTCCCAATAAGTATCTGATAAAAGAAAATCTGACATAGCACCCTCTAATTGACTTTTAGCTCTTACAATATATTCTCTAAACATTGTATCTGATAAAAAATCAAATCTAATATTTTCAAGTATTTCGTAAGCATTAGTAATTTGGCTTCTTAATACAGAAGCTCTTATTCTGGCGATTTTAAGCTCACGCCATTTTTTCTTATAAGCCCGTTCCATTAATTCTTCTTTAGATAATGGTTTTGGTATTGCTATTTTTCTAATAGTTTTTTTGTCTTTTTTCATATTTTCCATATGAACTTAACTCGGACTTAACTCCACTTATTAATGTACTACTTATTTAATTTTAACCAAAGATTAGCTACTGCTTCTTCTGGGGTTTTCCCATCAGCTTTATTATCGCAAAGAG